TGATGATTGAAAGGGAATTTTAGACAAGGCATTAATAAATATAGAATCTGGGATATTAAAACCATTTGTAAAAGGGGCGCCTGAGTTTATAAAAAGCTCAGTACCTCTAGTAGTCAATGTAGCCCACGGTATTGTGGTTATGTAATAAGGTTTATTTAAAATTCTAGTAAAATCCATTTTAAGCGCTTGAGGAACACAAGCTAGTTTTGGAAATTTACTATACATATTATTAGGTTCTATAATAGAACGAGTTTTTACTGTCGAAAAATGATTAGCGGCTTCCGACATGCCGGCATCTTTATTGATTTCTTTACTGTTTTCAATGTTGTTGGTTGTAGCATTAATTTAAAGATTAGGACGATTACTACAATTATCGCCAATAACTAATCTTCCATATTTTTAAAGTTTAAATTGAATGAGTTCGGTCGCCTAGTGTGGTTTGGATTCCACACACAGTTATAACGCCTATAAACTCAAAAAATTGTATTATTGGTATAAAGTGCTATTGCTAAAAGAAACTGGTATAAAACAGTTCTCATCTTTATATACTGCTCTCATATAATCTGACATCAAAGGTTGATAGTCTACTTTATATCTCTTCATCCTTTGATAAAAGTCTTCTAACAGCTCATATCTAGAAGGATGCAAATAAAATTCTAGTTGGACGGCATGTATTTTGCCTTGTAACACTGTGTAGTGATCTTTACTTGCAGAATAATACGATAAAGTATTATATATAACTCGTAATTCCAGTGGACACACTATCTGCTGTAACTCATCATGGTATACAAAAGACCGTTTTAGAAATGTAATTTCTGAAATATCCTGAAAAGGAGTCTCAATAGGCCGTTTTACTGAATCTGTAAACCCCATACCTACACTTTCAAAAAATTCCTTCATAGTTACTGCATTTAAGACATCTTCGTGTTTGCGTACTACATTCAACTTATCATCTCCATACACATAATCATCTACAGCCTCCCAGTAATCTCGTACGGATGGCTCTTTTACATTTCTATAATACCAAACTGCAGTATACAGTTTGTTAATTATGCTATTCATAATAGCAGTTAAATAACTACCTGAAGGCATGGAATGCGTTGTCAACACTGTGTCTTTCTCAATCACAACTAAAGAATTAGTAAGAGTACCTACTAAAGCATACAACAAATTCACATTTGTTTCATCACTATGCTCTACTAAGTGTTCAGCTAATAACTGTTGTAATTCTGCATTCATACTACCATCCCAGTTTTTGATATCTCCTGCAAACACTTTACCTGTCTGCATTTGTTTATAAATAGAGGGCCAATCTCTTATTGGATTACACCCCACCATTATTTTATTAAATCCTCTATTTTGCATTATATGTTCTACCATCTTCCCAAAATACT